ATATATGGTCATCCGCTACAATGATTCCGTCGATTTCATATTCGTAGTTTGCTCTCCAATCTAGCAACAATTGGGATAAATCTTCGTTTGTCAGTTTGTCCCTCGATATATTATGCACCACTTCATGTTTTAATTCGGCCAACTTCGACATTTGAGCACTTGACTTCATTTCTGGACGAATAATTTCATAGGCTACGAAATGTAAATCGGCAGCTTTTTCGTCTACCTTTTTACTGTTGATAATTCCAGAAACTAAGTTTCTAGCATTGGCAAAAGTGGCCTTGTATTTCTCCGCAAATACCTGTTTCGGTATAATAAATTCGCCTCGGACGACCATTCCGGGTTCGGTAGGTAATTTAAGAACAGACAATAAATGTGATATATCTTGTCCGACAGAGCCATTACCGCGTGTATATAATTTACGGGTTCCTCCTTCGGTCGAATACATACCACTTACGCCGTCCAATTTGCATGAGATCGTATATGGGCCTCGGTATTTCGATGTCCACGTATATAATGCGTTTGTGTCGGGTTTGATTTTATCCATAGAGGGCATATTATACGGTAGCTCGACTTTATTTTTAGCGACCGGGGCTCCGACTTGCTGGAGCACTGCGTTTTTCGGAAATGTGCGCTCCATGTAGTCTCGAATAATATCGTATTCAGCGTCTGTTATCAGAGAAACATTTGTGTTATAATACGCGTCATTCGCTATTTTTAGTAGGTTCTCAAGGTCTCGCTCGGGCAAGGACTCAATGGATTGAATACCCTCTTGCGGAAAGCGTTTGAGGATACTCGTTAATCGGTCTACGTTATCGGATGTCATTATTATGGTCTCAGCTTGTTTATTTATATTTTTTTTCTCGCTAACATTCTTTTTCGAAACGGCTTTGCGAGTTTTACCGTGAGCCTTTTTGGGAGACGCTTGATGTAATATCGGAACTAACTCAGCAACCGTTGGGGTAGGCTCAGCAACCGTTGGGGTAGGCTCAGCAACCGTTGGGGTAGGCTCAGCAACCGTTGGTGTAGGCTCAGCAACCGTTGGTGTAGGCTCAGCAACCGTTGGGGTAGGCTCAGCGGCAATGGGTAATTTCATTTCGGCAACCAAGGGTGTAGGCTCGGCGGCCATGGGTAATTTCTTGACATCGACAACCTTCAGTTCGATCGGTTTCTTAACCGTCTTTCGTTTCTTGGTTTGACCTTTGGGTGATTTCTTCACCTCGGCAGCCTTCAGTTCGATCGGTTTCTTAACCGTCTTTCGTTTCTTGGATTGACTTTGAGGTGATTTGGGTGATTTCACTTCCACCACCATTGGCGTAGCAGGGATCGCGACTGGTTTATCGCAGAATTGTTTGTTCAACATAATCACGTTCTCCTTGATAACTGATGACAATGGCTCCACGGCACGACCATCGGTGCGTCCAATCGGTTTGACGTATTTCAACAACAATGTATCAAAAATATCCTTTTCATTCGTATATGTTCCGGCCAAGCGATCCCCCTTGTCTCCGCCCTTTGGCTTCATATACATACCATGCTCATTCAATGTGATCCCATATTTCAATGCATAACCACGCATAGCCACGTTAAAATACTTGCTTCCTGTGAAATAAAGGATCGCAAAAGGATATTCCTCGACGGGAGTATACATAAAATCTACTCTGCGAGCCGTGGCCGATGCAGACAGTTTGGCAATAACCATGCATTTCGTGCTACCTCTTGACAACACTTCAATAACGACTCCACTATCGATTAATTCATCCACCATTTGTGTAAAAATATCTGCGGAAGATCCGGTGATGATAACATCAATATCCCCAGATGTAGACGCACCCCGTCGATAACTACCTACAATTTCATATTGTGCTCCCGCTCCGGCCGTCTTCTTTGCATGCATAAATGCACGATGGAATAGTTTATCATATTCATCTATCTCTGCACGAGGAATACGCTCCATAATATCCTCGTAATATTTCAGGCCAATTTTTTGAACGGAATTCAATACTTCGTCTTGACGCTCTCGCAAACCGTCGATCGTAGTGATCCCTTTTCGAACCAGTTCCTCAGCTTTTTTGGGTCCAATTCCATGTATATTTGTGAACATGATCATTGGGTTCTCTCTTTCTCGTTTGAATAATTCTAGATCATTCGTCTCGGTATATTCCTTCAACTTGGCCAGGATGGTCGGTCCAATATTTGGAACACCCTTCAGGTCGTCTACCGACGTAATGTCGGTATCAATCATACCCACTGCATCATGTGCACGACGATACACGCCGCTTCGTATATTGTCTCCTTTCTTTTGCATCAATACCGACAATCGATCGAGAACATCGGCAAATTCTTCATTTCGCCTCACACCTTTTTGTGGAGTTTCCATACTAGGTGGTATATGTATACACTATATCATCTAGTTCGAATTTATTTTGACTCGCCTACTCAGAAACCAGGTTCGTCCGTAAAAATTTGTGTAGCCTTCAGATTCAATGACTTGTTATCAGAGACAATGTTCATGAAATCGGATATAGTTCCGCTCATCTGAACATATGCAAATATACCGACAAAAGCCGATAAAAACACCACAAATGCGTCGCGAATCACCAACTTCGCGGGCTGCCACTGTTTATTGATGTATTTCATTTCAACCACCTTCATTATACTAAATATTATCGCCACCAACCCAGATAGAACGAGTATTTTCTCCATGATAAAATTATGTGAATATATATTTCGTCATACTTATATATTCACATTATAACGCGTTGCCCTAAATGGGCGGCAATTCTTCCACATCATTCAAAATAACGGTATCTGACAACATTCGGTTGGGCTCCTCATCCAATACATCGAACCCGCTCAGATCGATCGGCTCGGTATGGATTCGAATTCGTTCATTATCGTCATCGTCTGATTCTTCCTCCAATTTTCGTTGTATGGCCCTAGAGGTGCTAATGTCTTCAAGGCGTTCTAGTGTTTTGGGTGCTTCTATGCGGCGCACCTCATTCTGCTCGCTAAGCACGGAATCCATATCATTGAATGAGAGCTTTTGAATCTGTTCTCTGGTTTCCACTGCAGGTAGAGAAGGAACAATTTCAGGCTGAACCGGTTTGACCGAAGGGGCAACGAATGATTCCGCTGTTGGGGGTCGATTAACGTCTCGGCTGGGTTGCGGTTCGTCTTCCACTACGTCTTCTACAAACACCTCCTCCTCTTGTTCGACACTTTCATCCATGTAAGCGCGAATAATGGCTTCCGTCGGAATACTTTCACGAATCGCCATCATGATGCATTCCTGAATAATCAGTTCTAATTCGCGATTATTTTTCTGAACTTGCAAGGGAGAGATATTCTTCTCGAACAAATAGACGTTTGTATACACCTTTCTCGCAATATTAATATAGATGCGATGAATAAAGGTATCTAACTTGGGGATAGACAAGTCGATTTTCTTTTGTTTATTTCCAACTCGGACGCAGGTTAACACCTTGAGCTGAATAATATGAACACATGTGATCAGATCTTCTAAATAATCACAGCCACTGCGTTCAATGATTCTCTTACGTTCTTCTTCAATGATAACGTTATTCCACTTCGGAATGCGCGACAATAAATTCTGAAATGTCATTAGGTATTTATTGGCTTCATCATTTTCAAGACAAATTTTCCATGATTCGTTGAATATTGAACGGATACCTTCCATCGCCAAGGGAGTAAAAATACTTACGAGACGACTACACCATTCATTCCTGGATTCGTGTAAATTGGAGATGACAAAATCGTCCATTATTATTATATTGACGAAAGACTTTTTAAGTCATTGTTTGAACGTATAAATAAAAAGTCTAATATATACAACATTAATAATTTTTCACAACGATATTCCGATCGTATCTTATCAAAACATATCCCCGCCTTTGATTGCATATCAACCGGTATCAAATCGGTGGTTCGTATCCACTGCATAATATCTAAACACGAAAGGCCTCGTTCATATATTTTTTCAGATAAGGCGATCAGTTCCGCATGGCAATAACTCTGGTTCTGGGTAAGTGCGTCGAGGTGTGTTTTAATCCAATTCGCTTGATCGGACTCATACGGGTGTTGGTATTTGTTTCGCAACGTATGTTGATGCAAATTTTTGATTTTTCCGTTTTCGGTATATTCCGGGACATAAATTTCGCAGAATCTCGACAATATCGGGTTCAACAGCTTATGTTTGTTCTCCACGATGATAAAAAACCGCGTATTATGGCTAAATAGTTCTATGCATCGCCGTAGAGCAGATTGCGCATCAATGGTTAGAAAATCGGCATTCAATAATACGATCGTTTTGAACGGAATACCGCTATTTGATTGAATATTCGTTTTGGCGAAGAACTTGAGATCTTCGCGAATAAACTTGATTCCTTTTCCGTGCGCACAATTGACCACCATCACATTGGTTTTCATCTTCGTCTTGTCGTGGTTGTAGATTTTGCATAGAAAATCATTCACCACCGTTCGTTTTCCGCTACCCGACACGCCGTGAAATATCAGGTTGGGAATTTTATTGGACGTGTAAAAAGCGTCTAGCTTCGCATAAATGGCCGGATGTATGTTTAAATGATGCTTTTGGTTCGAATTCGTCGATGTGTTCGACCCATTGCCGTGGAAATAATTGTGTGTTATCTGCGTTGCCGATAACATGGATTGTAGATAATAACCAAACGGGCGTTATATTTATGTATTTTTTCATGTAGACTCTTTTTTGATTAGAACTAGCTGTTTCGTAAATGCATATCGTTCATGATACATTGTTTTTCGACGCAAATTACATTCTAGACAGGCGATCATCAAATTGCGTTTTACATGGCCCAACGAATTATCGATTCGATCCAATGACCATTGTTTGGGATGTCGCACATTTTCATATAAGATTTGGACACTTTCCTTGCAATAAAAGCATTTGTTCTCGGCTAAAAATAGCAATTCAATCGCAGTCGGTAGATCGACTAAATCGGCTTCGTTAAGTAGTCCCTTTTGTTTATCTTGCGCACGATAGGCAGATATTTTGGTTCGTATTTGTTGCGTAATCAATTGGCATATTTCATGATCGACCACTGTATTTGTATGCAACTGTTTTATATATGATAATTGTTGTTCGACACCTAAATATTTTTCAATATGAATCCACCGTTCTGTCGTCGCAATCACGCGTTTTTTTCGGGAGGTAGGTTCGGCGACAGTGTCCATCTGGGTATCCGCCGATGGCGTTAAATCAACCACGATCCGTTTGATATTATCCATTGGTTACAGAGTCTACATGTTATATCTCATGTCGGTATACGCAAATTTGTGGGATATTCAAAACATGGGAACTAGCGCGGGTCGTCAAAGTGGGAACTCTGCCCGTCCCACAACCTTCTATAAAAATCGGAAAAAGAAATGGGCTCGCTCCGAAAAAAAGGACAAAAATAAATGTCCATTTTTGAAAAGGTGGGACCTTTTCTTTGCAAAAACCCACACTTTTTTCACATGTGATGCATATGCAGCGAAACACCAAAATTATTTTTTTGGCGGGACTGCATGATTTTTTATTTATCTTTCGATGCGGATTCTTTAGCAACTTTTTATGTTAAATAATATATAACAAATGGAAACAAAAAGTTGCTCAAAAGTTGCTCAAAAATATATATGTTCACATTGTGATTATACAACGTGTAAAAAAAGCAGTTATGATAAACATTTATCAACGCAAAAACATACTAACAATGCGACTTTTAACAAAAGTAATGCAAAAGTTGCTAAAAGTTGCTCACAGCATATTTGTGAAAAATGTAATAAAACATATAATTCTAGAGTTGGATTATGGCATCACAAGAAGAAATGTCTTGTCCATACTCTGCCACAAGAACACATCCCTTTACAAGATGATATGCAATTACCAAATATTTCAACAACACTGATATTTGAACTAATCAAGCAAAACCAAGAGCTCAAAAACCTTCTCATACAACAAAGTAATCAGATGATGGAACAAAATAAGAC